GAAAGAAGCTGGCCTCGACAAAGGCGAAGAGCGCCAGCCAATATTCGGCGAAGCGGCCAGAGGCCTTGGCCATAGTCCAGTCGTAGAGGCGGCGCAGCATCTGGATATTCCCCTTTGGTTGGTTGGGGTTGCTTAAACCGGTGCGGGGTGGTGAGCAAGTGGCTCGAGCGAACCGATTTGGTTATTTTTCTTGACATCGTCACGCTCATTCGATACATATCAGGAACATCGCAAAATAACGAGTCGCTCGAAGCGGGGTTAACAGCGATGCCCCTTTTCTCTCCTGGTGTGGAAACAAACCCTATGGCGGACAGCCCTAACCCGCGCCCTCCGGCTAGGCCGAAGGCGCGCTGCAAGGCCAAATGGACAAAGATCTTTCTTGCTGAACTGGCGGCGACTTCGAATGTGAGCGCGGCGGCCAAGGAGGCCGGGGTTTCGACGGCGATGGTTTATGAAACGCGCCGGTGCGATGCCGAGTTTAACCGCGCGTGGCGCATGGCCTTGTGTGAAGGGTATGATGCGCTGGAAATGGCGTTGCTTCAACGGTTTCGCGAAGGCGAGGTTGAGGGCGAGGGTTCGGTTGGCCGAACCAAGCGGGCGCATGACAATGCGGCGGCCTTGCGGTTGCTGTCGGCGCATCGCGAGACGGTGGCGCGCGAGCGGGCGTGTCAGGACGAGCAGGATGCCGACGCCATTCTGGCCTCTATTGATGCGAAAATAGACCGGATGCGGGCGCGGTGGTTGGCCGAAAAGGAGGCGCAAGGCGATGGCGAATAGCGAGAGGCTGGCGTGGCTTTTGAGCCTGCCCAGTCAGGAGCGATTTGCCCATCTGGCCCGATTTTCGGGCGCGCAGCGCAGCGAATTGGCGCATCACTGGCGGCTTTGGGCGCGAGAGGAACAATTGGCGCCCGGTGGGGAGTGGCGAACCTGGTTGGTGATGGCGGGGCGTGGGTTTGGTAAAACGCGGTTGGGTTCGGAATGGGTCCGCGAGATTGCGGGTGATTTTTCGAGCGCGCGGATCGCTTTGGTCGGGGCTACTCTGGCCGAAGCGCGCAGCGTGATGGTGGAGGGGGAGAGCGGGATTTTGGCCTGTTGTCCGCCCCATCGGCGGCCACGTTATGAGCCTTCGTTGCGGCGGTTGACCTGGTCCAATGGGGCGCAGGCGACGCTGTATTCGGCAGCCGAGCCGGACAGTTTGCGCGGGCCGCAGCATAGCCATGCGTGGTGCGACGAAATTGCCAAATGGGATAATTCTGGCGGACGGGCAGAGGATTCTTGGAATAATCTCGTGCTGGGGTTGCGGTTGGGGGAAAGCCCGCGCGCTTTGGCGACCACGACGCCTCGGGCGGTGCCTTTGTTGCAAAGGCTGCTGGACGAGGAGGATGTGGCGGTGACGCGGGGGCGCACGCAGGACAATGCGTATAACCTGCCCAGCCGGTTTATGAGCGATATGCGGCGCAGTTTTGGGCGGTCGGCCTTGGCGCGGCAGGAATTGGATGGCGAATTGCTGACCGATATCGAAGGTGCGCTGTGGACGCGCGGCTTGATTGAGGCGGCGCGTGAAAATGCGCCGGGCAGCGAGCCGGTTCGCACGGTGATCGGGGTGGACCCGCCGGCTTCGGCTGGGGGGGATGCTTGCGGGATCGTGGTGGTGCAACTGGGCGCGGATGGCGTGGCGCGGGTGCGTGAGGATGCCACGATTTTGCGGGCAAGCCCGGAAAAATGGGCGCGAGCGGTGGCCGATGCGGCGGCGCGTTGGCGGCCTGATCGGGTGGTGGCCGAGGCGAACCAGGGCGGGGCGATGGTGGAGAGCGTGTTGCGTGCGGCTGAACTCACCCTGCCCATCCGGCTGGTTCATGCCAGCGTGGGCAAGGTGGCGCGGGCCGAGCCGGTGGCCGCTTTGTATGAGGTGGGCCGGGTGCGGCATGTGGGCGCTTTTCCGGCGTTGGAGGACCAGTTGTGCGGGCTGATTGCCGGGGGTGGCTATCAGGGACCGGGGCGTTCGCCCGACCGGGCCGATGCTTTGGTTTGGGCGCTGCACGAGGTGATGTTGAGTGTTCGCGCCGCGCCGCGGGTCATCGAGTTTTGAAATCACTACCCATTTTGCGTTGAAAGGCGATCCATGGCTTTTTTCGATACTATCGCGTCCGCCTTTAAAGGTAAGGGTGCGCGTGTTCCTTTGTCGCAGTCTTTTGGTTCGTCCTGGGCTTATGGTGAGGGTTCTGGCGGGCGGCGGCCCTTTATCTATCAGCAGGCGGTCAAGCACGCCTATGTCGACAATCCGGTGGCGCATCGGGCGGTGCGGCTGGTGGCGGATGGTTTGGGGGGGGCGCCATTGTGCCCCACCGACCCGGCGCTGTTGGCGCTGGTGCAGGCGACGAGCGCGGGGCAGGCTTTGCTGGAGACGCTGGCGAGCCAGCTCTTGCTGCACGGCAATGCCTATATCCAGATCCTGAAGGACGGGCTGGGGCGGCCGATCGAGCTTTATGCCTTGCGCCCGGAGCGGGTCAGTCTGGTGTTTGGCAATGATGGCTGGCCGACGGGCATTTCCTATCGCGTGGGCGAGCGGGTGATGACGATCCCGATGCTGGACGGCGATGCGTCGCCCAACATCATCCATATCAAGGGATACCACCCGACCGATGACCATTATGGCGCGGGATGTCTGGCGGCGGCGGACATGGCTGTCACCACGCATAATGCGGCGGCGAACTGGAACCGGGCTTTGCTGGAGAATGCGGCGCGGCCTTCGGGGGCGCTGATTTATGATCCGGGCGCGGGGGCTGGGCTTAGCCCGGAGCAGTTTGACCGGTTGCGCGACGAATTGAACCGGGTGTTTTCGGGCAATCCCAATGCCGGGCGGCCCATGTTGCTGGAGGGCGGGCTGAAGTGGCAGTCGATGTCCATGACGCCAGCCGACATGGATTTTGCCTCGCTGAAAGCGGCGGCGGCGCGCGATATTGCGCTGGCCTTTGGGGTGCCGCCGATGTTGCTGGGGCTGCCCGGCGACAGCACGCATGCCAATTACAAGGAGGCCAATCGGGCGCTGTGGCGGCTGACGGTCTTGCCTTTGGCGAGCAAGCTGTTGGGCGCGATTGCCGAAGGGTTGGCGACTTGGTTCCCCGATGCGCGGCTGGCGGTGGATTTGGACAAGATCCCCGAAATGGCCGAGGACCGCAAGACGATGTGGGCGCAGGCGATGAGCGCGACTTTCCTGAGCGACGCGGAGAAGCGCGAGTTGCTGGGCTTGCCGCCGAGCAGCGATGATGAGGAGGCCGGCGAATGAAGCGCGAGGATATGCTGGCGCGGCTGATGGCGCAGGAGGTGGGCTTGGGCGGCGATGTCGTCACTTTGCGCGCCATTGTGGAGGAAGCGAGCGAATTGGGCGCGGCGCGGATGCTGACCCGGATGGGATTGAGCGATGAGGGCGCGAGCGATGACTTGTCGGAATTGCGCGAGTTGTTGCGGGCGTGGCGCGATGCCAAGCAGAGCATCTGGCGGGCGGTGATCCAATGGGCGGTGCGCGGGATCATGGCGCTGATTTTGGTCGGGATCGCGATGCGGTCGGGCACGGTGGAGTTGCTGAAATGAGCGAGGAGGCTTTGCGGTTTGCGGGCTATGCCGCGCTGTTTGACAAGCGCGACAGCGGCAAGGACACGATCCGGCCCGGTGCCTTTGCCCGCACCTTGGCCGAGCGGCAGCAGGCGCAGCAGGGGCCATTACCGCTCTATTGGCAGCATCGGCCAGAGCAGCGCATTGGCTGGGTCGAGCGCGCCGCCGAGGATGACACCGGGCTGCGCGTGATTGCCAGTATCGACAATCCGCAGGGGGGGGCGGCGGCGGCCTTGAAGACGGGCAAGGTGACGGGCCTGTCGTTTGGCTATCGCGCCCGCAATTTCACCCGCGATGCGGCAGGGCGCGAGCTGCGCGATGTCGATCTGTTTGAGGTCAGTCTGGTGACGCATCCGATGCAGCACGAGGCAAGGGTCCACATGGTGGCCTGACGGTTTTCTCTCAAGTTTTTTGTTTCGTTTGGCCGTCATTTTCGACGGCTTTTTTGTGAAAGGTGGAATGCTCCATGGTCTGTGAAAACAACAACGACGGTCTCGAAGCCTCGTTCGACATCGTTGCTCGCCAGCAGGCGGCGGATGCTGCGCTGGGTGCGTTGCGTTCGGACATTGAAGAGGTGAAGTCGGCGTTGCAGCGGGCTTCGCGGGTTGCCGCGCGGCCGATGCTGTCGGGGGCGGCGCCGGTGGGTCTGGAAATGAAGGGCTTTGTCGATGGGTTCTTGCGTGCCGGACGGGAAACCGAGTTGAAGTCGCTGAACACGGTGACCAATGGTGATGGTGGTTTTGCTCTGCCCACCGAGCTGGATCAGATGGTGGCGCAGCGCCTGTTGCGCATCAGCCCGATCCGTTCGATTGCGCAGATCGTGCAGACC